CATCTTTTATTTTTTCTCCTTTCTCCCATTCAAACTTAACTAGTTTTTCTGGAGTTAAATTTTGTCCTTTTTTTGTATGAGGCTGCAACATTAAACAAGCTAACCATCTTACTCTTTCCCATTCCCTTTTTTCTTTTGATTCTATTACGTCATTACGACCTTTTTGTATCAAAAAGAATTCATGAAAAGTTAAATTCCAAAATTCATCTGGCAATAATCCGAGTCCATAAGCAACTGACTCTAATGTATCCCAGTCTATTTTTTCGCCACTTTCTTTTTCTTCGTGGCTTTTACGTTTCCCTCGTTTCCAAGTTTAGCACTAAATTGAGTTGAAAATACTTCTAATACTTTATTTAAAGCTTCAAAATCTTCATCTAATAAGTCTGCTACACTTTCAACTGTTAAAGAACATTCTTGTCCGCTTACTCTTGATCCGTCTTTTATTCCATTTAGAATCAAAAAACAAGCATCATCTAAACTCATTGAATCTCCTAGTTTATCTAAATCGCTTAAAGCTCTTTCTGTATCTTTGCAGAACATTCTTAAAGCATTCATTCCAAATCTTACTGGATAATCTTTTCCGTTTATTAAAACTATTTCGTACATTTTTATCGTTTTTATCGTTATTATTCAATTATCATTGAAGAGGAGGAGTTTAACCTCCAACCTCAACAACGATAAATATTATTATACTGCAGTCTTTGTTAAAACTCCAGTACCCTCTATTGAACAAGAGTAAGTTGGAGCATCTTCTGTACCTCCAGAAATCTCTAAAGAAGTAATAAAACCATCTCCAGTAATTGTATATCCGGCTGGAGTAGCTAAAGCAAAAGTAAAATCTACTGCCGTTCTATCTAGCATCTGGTCAAATAATTCAGCTACATCAGTATCTCCAGCAGTTGCAGAAAAGTCCATAAGACCATCAGCACTTAAAGAAAAACTTTTAGTACCTCCTAAAAGCTCTCTGAATCCAGCAGAGTCTTTAGTTGTTATGTCTATTGTATCAACATTTATAGATAATGATACATTTTGCGAATGCATTAATTTCGCCTCTGCTCCTCCACTACTAGGAGAAACTTTTAATATTAAATCTGTTCCGTTAAAAATTGCCATTTTATTATTTATTAATTAATTAATTATTGATTGTATCTAAAGGAGTTTCTTCTTTTTTCTCCTTTTTAGATTGCTTTTTTTTATTATCTATTGCATTATTATGCTTTAAAAAATTATAGACTGCTCTAACAACATTATAAGTTTCACCCTCTTCATATTGTACTTCTCTACATTCTATATTCTTTTTAATTTTAACTTTATAAGTATCCATAAATTTATCTATTTATATTAAATCTGTAATCGTGTGCTATTTGATAAATTCCATTAGTTCCACTTGTATCATCAAAAGATTCAACAGAATTCTTAAAAAATATCTTATCTACTACAACTCCATCATAAGTGCCACTTACATAATCTAAAGCAGTTCTAACAAAACCAGACAAAGTAATTAAATCACTATATTTAGAATGTACTAAAGTAATCTGAACACTAACATAATCATAAGTAGAAACACCGTTTTTTGTCATATTAGGAATATCGCTAACTACTTGATAAACTATAAAAGGAAGAGTAGGATCATTTTGACTAAATTTATATCTAGCTGGGAATATTCTAGTTATACCTCCAGTAGTAACTAAAGGAGCTACATCTGAATCATTACTTAAAATATTATATATTACTTTTCCTACTTCCATTATTTATTAAATCGTTTTTCAATCAATGCTTTTAATTGATTAGTTACATCATTTAATGCTTGTTTACCCTTACTTCTTGCAGCTTCGTCTAACATTCTTAAACCAGCTACACCCCTAAAACCATACTCTAAAAAGTAAAAATAAAAACCAGTCTTATTTTCATTTGCATAAGCTCCCTTTACTCTTGGCCCTACATAAACACTAGGAGCAACTCCTCTTCTGTTTTTTCCATTTATTATACCTAAAGACTTTCTTAATTGTCCACTATCTTTAGGAACTAAACCTTTTAATTCTGTTAGAATTGGCTTTGCTGCCTTTCTCATTGATTGTCTTAAAATAGTTTTGTTTTTAGAATCTGACATATTTAAAGACTCTAAATTTTTAACTATATCGTTAAGTTCTTTTTTATTTATAACTATTCCGTTAGTCATCAGCTTGAGAATATATCTTTTAAATCTTTTCTAACTATTGTTAAAAGCATCTTATCCTTTCTTCCTATTTCTTTTATTCCTAAAATAGCAAATTCATCATCTCCATTAGTTAAATAAAAATCTGGACTAGTTCCTATTGCAGTCCTATATCTAATTAAACACTCAATTAATTGCTCTCCTACAAATACATCTGACTCATAACTTGTCTTTCCAGCTTTGAAATTAAAGTCTGCATAAATAGTTGCAGATGTAGCAGTACCAGCTATTCTCTCTCCGTAAGAGTTAGTTGTAAATGTTTGATTATATAAAGTTAATTTTCTATCTAACTTTCCGAATATCATAACTCTAAAAATCTGTAAGGAGTTAGCATATACTCAACCATTAAAGGAAGTTCTTGTACTTGCGTTCCTAAAACAATATCTTGTCTTTGCTCGTAATATCTTCCTACTATAATTAACATAGCTTGTTTTATAGCATCCTCAACATCATTAGCAGTTCTTCCTACAATAAATTCTATTTCTACTGCATTTGGTCTTTCATAAGTATCTGGAAAAGTTCCATTATTACTTTCATAGATTCTTCCAGGCTTTATTTTATCGTCTAAATCATAATTAGAAGATGCTAAAGTTTGTAAAACATTATTATTATCATAATATTTAACATGAGTTACACTTTGTATGATTCCAACTTGTAAATCAATATAAGGAGGAAAAACATCAAAGTAAAGATTGTAAGTTTGTGTCATTAATCTTCTTCTTGTAAACTCCTCAACTTGATTAGTTGCAACTCCTATTAAAGCAGTTATATAATCATTATCATCATCAAAATCTGAATCAACCCTTAAATGTTGTTTAGCTTCAGCTAATGAGATAGCAGTACCAGTTGGAGCAGTTTTTAAAACTAGCTTTCCATAGTTTACATATCCATCAATACTGAAATAATTATAATTTAACATATTTAAAAAGTAAAAAAAGGAGAGAGCGATTAAACTCTCTCCAATTAAAAATTATGCACTTAAAGAAGTATATTTTACAAATGATGCACCAGATGCTACACCAAAGTCAACATAGTTGTTTAAGATTAATCTAACCTCACCCTCAATTGCTCTTGTGTAAGGATCAACTTGAATAGCCATAGGGCCGAATTGAGCCATGTAAACTCTAGAGAAATCTCCGAATATACCATCTCCAGAAGTTCCAGCAACAGATGCTGGAGCAGAAGAGAAGTAACCATCATATCCAGCTAATTTATTATCAACGTAAAGAGGATAAACAGATGCTACTTGAGCAGCATTTTTAATTGCACTATAAAGCTCAAAAGAGTTCACGAATGCTAAATTTCCGTCTAGTCCATGGTCATTAGCTATTGTTTGGATAGCCTCTAACATATCAGATGCAACATCAAAAGATGCTGATTCAGTAAATGTTAAAACACCAGTAGTTCCAGCAATAGATCCAGGAGCATTAGTTACATCAGTTGATCCAAACATAGCTGCATCAATTTGAACTGCCATGTTACGAGCCATATCATTCATAACTGCTGCCTCTGCTTGAGGACCATTTTGTGCTAAAATTTGATTAGATAAGTTAGCATAACCAGTTACTCTTTTAGGAGATAAAGTTAATTTGTCAAAGTTAGCACCACCATTAACAGCAGTTCCTACTTCTGTATTCCAACCAACAGTTGATCCTCCAGCAATAGGAAGAACAGTATCAGCAGCAACAGTACCTAAATCATTAATACCTACTTTAGAATAAAGACCAGCCTCTTGTAAAGACTCAACAAAAGCACCTACTGCAGTTGGAGCAATAGCAGAGTTTGTTTGGTCGATAGCTCTTTTTTCTGATAACATTGTTGGAATGCCTATTCCGTCAATACCTTTTCTAGCTTCTTTTTCAGCCTCTTGATGCATTTCTGCCTCTAAACCAGTTAATTTTCCTCCATTACGGATTTCATTTACTGCTTTAAATAAAGACCAATTTTTAGATGCTCTTACTTCTTCAGAAACTGGAGCAGTCTTTTTTACTTTAGATGCTTGTAAGTTTTCAAATTTTAAACTTCTTTCAGCCATAGCACTTAATGACTCTACTTTTTCGTTTAGAGTATCGAACTCAACTTGCTCTTCAGATGTCATTTCTCTTTCTTCAACTTTGCATAAGTCTACTAAAGATTCCATCTTCTCAACATTGATAGCTCTTTCCTCTAATAATGATTTACTATTTTTCATATTATTAAAAAAATTATTTGTTTTTAATGATTCTCAAACGCATTTCATTGAGGCTGCGTTCTCTTAAATCAATTTCTTCTTTTTGTACCTCTTTTAATTCTTTATCTAAATTTTCATTTAGTTTATTTTCTTCTTGTTCTTTTTGCCAGTTCTCTAAAGAACGTAAAGCAAAAGATCCAGCCTCATTATATGCTGGATATGTAACACTAGAAACATCATATAATCTAGATACTTTGTTTATAGTTCTAACATTTTTGCCATCTATATTTTCCCAAGAGTCCTCTTCAACAGTAAAAGCAAAGCTAGACTGACTTATAGTTCCATTTCTTAATAGAGTCATTAAGTCATTAGCTAAAGTAGTATCTGGCATATCTGCCTCGTATTTTAATCCTCTTTCATCTACTGATAATCTTAATGTTCCGTTTGTTGTTCTAGCTAAAGGAAGTCCATCATGATTAATTAAAAATCTTACATCATCTTCTAATCTTCCATCAAAAGCACCAGGAGCAACATATTCAACAAATCCTCCTAAATCATTTGATTCACTATTAAAGACTGCTCCATAACCTACAACAGTATTAACACCGTTATCGTTTCTTAATTCAATATCAGATACATTAAAAGTTCTAATTTCTTTGTTAGTTATTGTTCTAACTTCTTGACTATCTTCTTCTATATTGCTATCCATATCAACAACCATTTCAACATCTTCTTTAGCTTTGCCATAATAAATAATAATTGAATCATCTGTTTCTTCTATCTTTTGTATATGTCTTAAATCATGTTTTTTCATAATATTTTTATTTTCTTCCATTTCTTCTTTTATAGGATGATTGTTAGGTAATAAATCTGTATCATGTTTACCTCCCTGAAATCTACCTTTTTTTAATGCGAATAAAAAAGAATTGACTCTAGCATATCCCCATTGTTCTGGACTTGATACGTTTGGTCTAACTGATCCTGGATTAGTTTTATAGGCTCCTATTCCTCTTTCCATTACCTCCTCTAAAGTTTTTAATGTAACTCTAGCATTCCAATCTAAATCTAATTCTTTTATTTCTTCATTATGTTTTTCAACTTTATTTTCTAAAGCTTTAACAACTGTTTCATTTAGTTGTTTTTCTTCTTTCTTTCCCTCTAGTTTTTTAGTTAATTCTAAAATAACATCTTTCATTTCTTGCTCTCCTAGATTTCCTATAACTCCCCATTTCATTTGAGCAACAACTCCACCAACATTAGAAAGATTAGGCTCTGTATCTTCTTTAAATTGTTTACCATCTTGAAAATGTCTAGCTGCCCAGCTCTCTCTTTCTTTAATCCAAGTAGTAATTGCTTCTGTTTCCTGACCATCTCTCGACCTACCCCATAACATAAAAGCTTCATTCCCTCTTATGTTTCCTCCAGCTCTCCAAATTTCAGGAGTTTGTTCTTTTACATTAGAAGCAAAATTAAAATCAAATTGAGGATAGTTTGAATTCCTTAAACTGATTTTTTTATCTTCTCCTTTTGTTGGAAAGTTAGTCATCAGATTGAGTATTAGTTCCTATTGGAGCAAAATTCATAGGGAAATAATGAACATTACCCTCATCAATTCTATTTAAATCTTCCATTACTCGAACTTCATTAATAGATAATACTCCCATTGAAATCATCTCTCTATAATAGTCTGCTCTTGCAGCAGAATCTCCTCTTAATAATCCATTAGAATCTAATCTAATAAAATAATTATCTAATTCATTTTCTCTAAATAGCTTTCTGTTTAATTCTTGTTCTATCAAAACTAAATAAGGCTGCAAAGTAAATCTTACAAAGTCAATGCTTAATGCCTCTATACTTGAGTAATTTGCTGCTTTCTCTAAATGTCCAATTAAACTTAATGGCACTTTAAATATTCTAGCTATTTCTTCTATCTGAAATCTTCTAGTTTCTAAAAGCTGATAATCATTAGCATTAATTTTTGATTGCTCAAATGTCATCCCCTCTTCTAGTATTGCAGTTTTACCAGCAACAAATGATCCAGCAGTTGATTGATTCCAAGAGTTTTTTAATCTTTGGACTGCCTCTTTAGATAGCTTTCCAGGATGTTTAATTATACCTCCTATTTGTGAGCTATTTCCTAAATAACTATTAGCAGTATCGTTAGATGCTATTGAAGTTCCTATTGTTGTTCTTTGTGATCCTATTACACTTGTTCCCTCATATCCATTAAAAGATAAATTAAAAAAATGCAATATATCTTCTTTACGAATTGCTAGCTCAAAATCTTTAACATCATAATAAATATCTCCATCATGATTAATTACTTTAACATGCTCCGTTTTAATAGGTATTAATCCAACTGGTCTAGCTGAACTATCTCTCTCAATATAAAAATAACTATTCCCCTCTAGTAATAAGTTATTCATTAACACATCTAAAAATGTGTAAGTAGTCATGAAGTCATTAGGCTTTCTAGTCAATAGTCTATTAACTGGATGTGAAACTTCTTCTATTTTA